CAACATCCGTGGCATACGCCAAATATTGTACTTCACGTACAAATTGGCCATACCATATGATTCATCGACGAAAAGCAAAGTCGTCGGTGAGTTCGAAGCGACGGAAGCGGATTTGGGAGAAATCCCAGATTCCGCCTTCGCTGGTCCGGTCCTATTGCATGCTCGTCGGCTCATTAGCCGCGTGCTTTGTAATGTGGACCATCGGGAAATTACTCCCCGACATGGACCCGGAGCAGTGGCTACAGGTGAGACTTATACTCGAAAGAGTATTTTCTCTCGTCTGTACCCCGAAATAGACCGTGTATACCCATACACGGAATATTTCACTCTGGTGAACTCCGACCTTGATCACCTAGAGCTCCAGGGACTCAAAGTCCTCGAGTCGCCCACCGCAAAGGTGGCGCTCGTTGACAAAGATTCCCGAGGGCCTAGGTTGATCTCGGCGGAGCCATTAGAGTTGCAATGGCTTCAACAAGGTCTAGGTCGCGCACTAATGTGCGCGATTGAGAAGCATCGACTCACCAAAGGGTACGTGAATTTCACGAACCAAGAGGTGAACCGGGAGCTAGCTCGCTTCGGTTCGGAGAACCGGAGTTGGGTGACCTTGGATATGAAGGAAGCATCGGACCGCGTGGACTCGCGCCTAGTAAGCGCGTTGTTCGGCGGTGTGGGATGTTACGAAGGACTAAAAGTCCTCCGGAGCACCCATACGAAGCTCCCTGATGGTCGCATACTTCCTTTAAAGAAGTATGCACCCATGGGTTCAGCGCTCTGCTTTCCAGTAGAGTCGCTGTGCTTTTGGGCATTGGCAGTTGCAGTCATACGTATACATGGGCACGTGTCTGCCGCGAAAGCGCAGACGTCGGTCTATGTGTACGGCGACGACATCATAGTGCCAAGGGAGTTCTACCCCTTGTTGCTCCAGTATTTCCCGACCGTTGGACTAAAGTTCAACGAAGGGAAGTGCTGTACTGAAGGATTCTTCAGAGAATCCTGCGGGTGCGAAGCCTATATGGGCTTCGATGTCAAACCCACACGCATACGTGCAGTATGGTCTCGTCGCAGGCGGCCCGAGGTCCTCGCCGCATATGTGAGTTATTGCAACTCACTAAGGGCTAGAGGATTCACCGGAACGGCGGATATGATACATGCGCAAGTGGAGGCCCTTTGGGGTCCTCTTCCTTACCTG